TTTGTTGCAGCTTTAGATCTTCGCCAAAAAGTAGAAGGCTACCTTGCTCACAAATGGGGCCTAACCGCTAACCTTCCTGCTGGCCACCCCTACAAAGTAAACCCACCGGCACCGTAGTGTCCCCGACTAATCGCCTTCGGCGGTGTGGTGGTACTTGATGGGTACTTGACCGCTAAAGTGCTATGTATGCACTGGGGCATTAGTTGTGAGCGTTCAGCCAGGTCAATACAATATACTACTACAAAGAAGAGCTGATTACACTCTTAATTTACAGTTTAAAGATAGTACCGGTGCTCCTATCAATTTAACTAGCTGGGTAGCCCTTGCCCAAGCCTGGAACAGAGATCGCACAACTAAATATGCAGATTTTGCTATTACTTACACTAACCGTGCAACCGGTCAGATTGCAATCACTCTAACTGATGTGCAAACAACGTCTTTCCCCGATGAATGTTATTACGATGTTTTACTTGAAAACCCAAGTGGTTTGAGAGAATATTACTTAGAAGGAACTATGTACGTTTCTGAGGGTTACACAGCATGACTTCCGTAACAATTACTGACAACTACCGTATTGTTGTTGCTTCCGATAATGACGGTCAAACCACAACGGTAACTGCACCAAGCCCCGCTGCAACAGTTACTACAACAGGCTTGGGACCGCAAGGCCCCGGTGGAACATTAGCTTTATACGGCAGTTTTATAGACATAACCGACCAACCACTCATCTCAACAACGACCGCTCAACCGCTTACACTTAACACAAGTCTTGAAACACGAGGAATAAGTGTTGCAGACAACAGTAAGATCACATTTACTGCTCCAGGTACGTATAAAATTCTTGCATCATTACAAGTAACCAATACAACAAACAACATATCAGAAGTAAATTTTTTCTTTGCAAAAAACGGTACAGTTATTACAAACAGCAATACGCGTATAGATTTAAATTCACGCAAATCTGTTAGTACGCCTTATCACGGATGTTTCACGATTGAATTTCAATTAACTGTTGCGGCTAACGACTATTTGCAGTTGTATTGGGTTGCAGATACTTTAGGTATCACTATTGATACAATCCCCGCAGGTGGGCCGCACCCTCAGGCTCCCAGTGCAATCGTAAACGTTGCCCAAATTATGTATCTACAAACCAGCGTACCTAACGGCACCGCCAATGGCGACACACTCATCTGGAACGCAGCGACTAGTTCGTGGCAAGCCTCAAACTCGCTTACTCTCCTAGAGCAGCGCGTTGCCGCTTTAGAGTCAGTGTAGTATTAAAGCGCATCTTTGATACAGCTTTACGTGTCTGACACGCAATCTGTGGAGCAATCTCCTGTGGAGACCGCTTCTCAACCGCCTGTGGTTGTTGACAATAGTGAACTTGCCCTTCAAATTGAAGCCCTTCGCGCAAAAAACCAGGAGTTGATCGCCGAACGCCGCAAGGACCGAGAAAATCGTGAATCTTTGCAGCAACAGCTTGAAGCTCTCAGGATTGACCAAGAACGGGCAAAAACAGCCAAACTTGCTGAATCTGGAGAATTTAAGACTTTGTGGGAAGAAGCCCAGCAAACTGTTGCCGACTTAAAGCAACAGTTGATGGCAAAAGAATCTGAAATCGAGCAGGTTCGTCAAGGGTTTACACAAGAGCAGGTCAAATCAGCCGCCATTGCACAGTTGTCTTCCGCTGGTGCACTAGCACCGGATCAGCTGTATCGTTTACTTCAGGAGAATCTTCGCGCCAAAGATGGTCAGCCTGTGGCTGTTGTTGGAGGCGTCGAAATTCCGGTTGGGGAGTACATCGCCAACCTGAAAAATCCAGGCAGCGGTTACGAGCATCATTTTGCCGCTACAAACCGCGCTGGTATTGGTGTAACGGGTAGTGCCCGTAATACCTCCCTTCCCGGCCAAACCAATCCTTGGTCTAAGGACGGCTGGAACATCACTCAACAAATGATGATGTTGTCATCCGACCCCGACAAAGCCAGGTTACTTAAGGCAGAAGCCGGAGCCAATTAGCCCCTGTGGGGCGCCATCGCAACCCTGACTCCACTGGAGCTACCCCATGTCCGCATCCAATAGCAACTTTGCGGGAACGTTTCTTTCAAATCTGGTTACCCGCCCAGAGTTTCTTCAGTACACCGCTGAAGGCATTTTCGAACAATCGAAATGGATCCAGAGCGGCATTGTGCAGCGTAACGCTGCGCTAGACGCCCGCGCCGGCGGGACCCGCGTACGTGTGCCTTTCTTCGATCCGATTGCGCCCACAGAAACCCGCATCCTTTCCACTTCCAGCTGGAACGGTGGCTTGGGTTATCTGACCGCCCAGAACGTCACTGCCGACGAGCAGATTATGACGATTCTGCACCGCGGCTTCGCTTACGCGGCAGACGACCTGAGCAAACTCGGCTCTGGAGCTGACCCTTTAAGCCACGTTCGCAACCAGTTGACCGCAGCTATCAACAAGTTGAAAACCGCCACTCTTACATCCCAACTTCTGGGTTTGTTTGGTGGCATTAGTGGTGCTGGCGTGCTTGGTCCCAACCAGACCAACGCATCTTTCGCTGGCGTGCCCGGCTCGATGACGGAAGCAAACTTCCTCAACGCGGCCAATGTGGTGAAGGCAAAAGCCAAGCTTGGTGAGCGCGGCGATTTGCTGGATTCCATCGCCATGCACTCCAACGTGGCTTACTACCTTCAACAGGTAGGGATGCTCACCTTCGGAGCTTCTGCGCTGTCCAGCGGCACCGCCGTTACTTTTGTTAATGGTGGCGTGGGCCTGGAGCAAACTGCAGTGCCTTATTTCGCAGGCCTGCGCGTGGTGATTGATGACCAGCTGACCTATCTAGCTGGCGGTACTGCTACCCACGCGGTGAAGTATCCGGTCTATCTGTTCCAGAGCGGAGTTGTTTCCGAGGGTATTCAGCAAGATCTTCGTCTTGCTGCAGATCGGAACATCCTGTCCATGCAGGACATCCTTGCTGTGGATTACCACTACGGTTACCACATCACTGGCACCAAGTGGGCCGCCGCCGGCGACAACCCCACCAACGAAGACACCTCCGGCAACCTGGCCAACACCTCCAGCTGGAGCCTTGTGTATAGCACCACCAAGCAAGTGCCCATTGTGCGCCTGCTGGTAAACACCCCGCTGGACACCACTGCATACTGATAATCATTATCAGTACAGACATCAAGGCCCCCAACAAAGGGGGCCTTTTTACTGTCAGCCGTCCATAAGCCCGATACGCATTTTTTCTTGATATTCAAAAATCTCGGGGGCGCGGCCGACCATTTTGTAGGAGTGGCTCAGCAACTCCCGAAAAACATGTTGACTAACAGCAAGTTCTTGCTGAATTGTTTCCGCATCTTTACCCGCAGCAAACATTTCACGAATGGCTTCCGCAACTGGTTCCAAGGAACGTACAGTTTTACCAGGCATTACGTCATTGTCTTTTACTTGTAGGCTGTCTGAAGCTTTGCGAGCAGGCATGAGTACAGTGCGTCTCTTCGTACTACAGGATAACTGCCGCAGCTTTGTCGACGTACTTTACGGTCAACACCTAGAAGCCCAAGCCGAATTGGAAATGACTGGTGCCACTGTCTACCACTCAACAATGCTTACGCCACCACCAAAACAAAGAAAACAACGTGCTGGCGCTAGACTCAAACAAAGGATGTATTAACCGTGCCCGCTGTTATTGACGCCACTGTGAGCGGGGCTTCGGCCAACTCGTACGTGACGCTTGCAGCTGCCGACACCTATTTCGAGACAGTTCCAGACTCTTCGACTTGGACCGACAAGACCACAGACCAGAAAAACCGCGCCCTAATTTCCGCGACGCGCTGGATCGACGCGCTTAGTTTTTACGGCGACCGCTGCACAACCACGCAGGCACTGAAGTGGCCGCGTGAAAATTACGAGGTTGACGGCCTGGAACTGGTCTGCTCACTAATTCCCACCGACATCAAAGTCGCGGTCTACGAACTGGCGCGTGCTTTTGCCAACGACACCGACTCCATCACGGGCAGCACAGGAACTACCGGCCTATACGACCAAGTGGAACTAGGCGAACTGAAGGTGAAATACAAAGCCAGTTCAACCACGCCCGGCATGGTCAACAACGTCTTCGACCTTTACCCCTGGCTGCAGACCTACCTCGGCCCCTATTGCATGGGTGGCGCCACTAACTACGCAGTCCGCCTGCGCCGAGGTTGATATGGGCCTAATTGACACTACTTTTGCTCCAATTCCCACTTCACTGCTTGCGGACTGGGGTCAAAACATCACGTACATCAAAACAAGCACCCCTCGCACCTACAACCCAACCACTGGCGCCGTCACTGGATCCGACATTACCGTCACGGTCAAAGCCGTGATCACCCGCGTAAGCCCCCGTGAATCTGAAGGTTTGTATCAAACAACTGACCTCAAGGTCATCATCGGTGTTAGCGAGCTTGGCACCTACTACCCAACCGAGGCTGACCGCATCCAGTACCAGCAGGCTGGAGCAACCCGCGAAGCCAAGATCATCGCCATCACCACCTATCGCGGCGATAACCCGGTTTACCACTCTCTAATCGCGAGGCCCCAATAATGGCGCGTAATAGAGGTTTCTTAAACGAACTGGATCGTTTAGCCGAAAACATCGACCGGATTGCTGTTGCCGCATTTAGCCGAGGTCCCGCTCGCGCTGCGGAAGAAATTGTTGTTGATTTACAAGAAGCCGGACCTGTATGGTCAGGGCGTTTTTCAAACTCGTGGCAAATAGAGACCAGTGATGGTCGCCGCACCAGCGGCTCTGGATCCGCTGGTTTACCGCAACGAATACCTGCCCCTCTGCTTAGCGGCAGAGGTTTTGCCTTTGACGACATTAAGTACACAATTTCAAACTTTGCTCCGTATGCAGACGAAGCGCGTGACTTAGTTGAGGGTTATTACGTTGATCCAGGCACAATTCCCCTGAAGGAATACGACAGAGGTACACGTGTAAGTGGGTATCGAGGCGATCTAATAGGAGACGACGAAGGACCAAACCGCAGCACTGCTCCTCTTGACTGGTACACAACTTATGTGCGTGGTGGTGCTATAGATAGGCGCATACGCATCCATCTCGACGAAGAACTGGGACGTATCAGATTATGAACTACCAAGCCATCCGCGCCGCCGTCGAGAATCCCCTGCTTACTGCTTTTGGTGCACTGGTACCAGCAGTACCTGTGTACTTCGACAACATCACAGCAGTCCCACCGAATACGACCACTGAATACGTTCGCGTCAATGTTACTTTCGGTATTACCAACGAACCCACGCTTACCAGCAGCGTTGACAACGCCCGTGGCGCGATTGTTATCCGCATTTTCACAGAAAAAGGCAAAGGCCCAGCCCGCAACCAAACCCTGCTAACCACCGCCGTCGGCGTACTAGAGACACTAAACAACACAGCAAAAACAACCAGTGGTGTGTTTTTCCGCGTAGGAGAAATAAATGGACCTACATTTTCATCAACAGAAGAAGCTCCGCATTTTGTGGGGCGGATTGACACCTCCTACGTTGCAACTGTGTTGTCGTAGATGGCTCTTACATACAGGCGCTAACCTGTATTAAGCCGGGCAGTGCCCGCCCAACAACGTTCACTTGGTACGCCCTATGGCCACCACCGTTCTGTCCGGCACGTCCG